TCACAAGGCACAATAGTCCACATGCCGGATGTTGGCGCGCAATCGTTCGCTGACCTCAGCTTGCATTTTTGCCATCGAGTTCAGAACCTTGCCAATCTCGCGCCTGGCGTGTGCGATGGCCAGATCCAGCACGCTGGGCGGGTTATGGCGAATTCGGAGCCGACGGCACATTGCAGACGCGGGCGCTTGCCAGATGTAGTGCATGCGCAGGACGCCCCGGTCAAATGGCATCAGCCGACGCCAGGCGCGCTCCACCTGCTCAGCATCAGCCTCATCGATCAGCATGCGCGCGACGTTGGCTTGCGGGGGCGCCGCTCGGTAACGACCTTCAGCTGAGCCGATCGCCCGACCGCTGCATCCGCCCAGACACTGTGCCCTTCCCTTCCTTCCTGTATTTGTCGCACTGCCGACCGTAGTCGCGCAGCGGAAACCTCCATTCTCTTGCCGGCTGGCCGTCCAGGCCGACGAACAGCGACCGATTCGCACAGTCGCCGCACGCTTTGTCCGCCCGGGCCTGCCGCTCCTGGTAGCGGATGGCTATTTCCTCTGGCTTCAGCCGGTACAAGTAGCTCAGGTGGATCACGGCAGCAACTCCACCGTCGGCACGTGCTCAAGTAGCAGCACCTATGTTTCCCTGATCAATTCCACCTCCTCGAACCCGCAATACTTGTCAAACCCCTTTGTGCCCAGCCCGTGCAGCCCCGTGGCGCCGCGGTGAACCGCGCCCGACAACCTTGGAGATAAGGGCCAGCGTGACCCGCATGTACGCCGGCACCACGTCGCGTGCCTCGATGCCCCGGTCACTCATCACGATCGGCCTTGCCAACTAGCCGCCGGCCGTACAGCCGCGTCGAGACGGCCAAGAACTCCTCAGGCGACCGATGCACTTCGTCAGCAACCTTGTGAAGCTCCGAATCTTCCCGGCAATCAATCTCGCCGTCTGCGGTGAACTCGCGGAACCGGTTGAACAAAGTGCCAATCTCGCCCAGCAACTCCTGCTGTTTGTCAGACAGCTCATCGCGCCCCCCCTGCAACTCGAGCTTCGGCAGCGGCACGAATACGCCATCGCATTGGCGCGCGACAGCTTCAGCGAAATGCGTGGTGCCGGACAGCCGACGTGGGTGGCAAAACAGATGGGGCACGCTGACTGGACGATGATCGCCCGCGTGTAGTGCGGCTGGATGCCGTCGGCTGACGCCGAGGCGGGGAATCGGGCCGTGAAGATGTTCGCCCGAAATTCTGGCAAAAGCTGGCTGAATTCTCGCCAGCATCAACGGCATATGTTGTTGATTTATAAGGAAATATTGGTGCGAGGGAGGGGAAACGCGATCCCTTAAGAATCAAGTTGCTATGGACTTTGTGCGGGAATTTCGCGGGCCGGCCGGCGACCTTACTGAGTGGTGTGTCATCAAGGTATCGCACACCATCAGCCGAGCTGGACCCCGCGCCAGATAAGGCTTTGCGGGCGGTCCGAGGCCGCAAAGCCGCATACAACATGGCACACCCCGGCACATCCACGGCACATGGTTCAGAGGTCATGTGCCGTGAATTAGGTGCTCCGTGCATCATATTTTACGAGCGCTGCCAACAAAAACGATCGCTGGTGCCGTGCCTGCTCGGTGCGCTTTCATTTCGCCCTCTTTGTTCTAGGCTAGACGGTGTATCTAGAGCGATGCTTTCTGGTCTCTTTGGGAGATGAACATGGCGAACTCACGCGGCGTGGTACTGGTTCCCTTCCGGGCTCTGCTACTGGTTCTCGCTTGCGGAGCTTCAATCGTGTTTGGTCAGCAGGTCATCGCGCCAGGTCGTGATCCCAACATTCACCAATCAGACGTTAAGGGAACCTTTAGGGATTCCTGCGAAAGCTGCCGATGGGAAACGTGGGAGTGCCGAGCGGGAACCAACGACCCCGGCGCAAATTTCTCAAACAACGCCTTGTCTTGCCTCTGCAAGCCTTACCGCGGCGACTATGACAGATATGGCGTCTGCTACCAGTTCTGTCCGAACGGCCAGCTTTGCAATAAGAACGGTGTGCTGACATGTGGCAATTGTTAGGAGGCATTGCTGGGAGCGAGCACTGCCTTCGGAGTTTTGGTGACGAGTCGAGACGCTTTATAAATCAATGCCTTGCGCAACTCGCAACTTGCAAAATCAAGGCTAACCAAGGTCAACAAGGGCCAATCCAGCCCAGCCTAGGTGAAATTTAGCTACAGTGCGCTGCTTCGCTGATTACTGTATATTCATACAGTAGTATCTTTGTGCCTCACGATGTACGCTACGCGCGGGCGCAGAGGCGCCACATATTGTGCTTAATACGCCGCATAGTCGATGGCGAGTCTTATCCCCAAAGAAAACTATGTCAGACAAGAAAGAGCAGGGATGCATTGCCCGTTGGTTCGCCCGCGAGACTCGGGGTTTACTGGGCGGGTTTTTGGGCGGGATTGTGGCGTCGGTTGTCGCGTTTGCAGCAATCAACCACTACAGCACGCCCATCAAAGTGGCGGGCGCAGACGCGGTCTCGATCGCGAACACGTATATCGTCTATACGACGTTTGTGATCGCTGCTGTTGCCGCGCTACTTGGTATTGCGGGCCTGATCTTTACAGAGCACTTTTCTATGGAGAAGGACGCCCACGTAGAGAATGCGTTCAGAGCCCTGCTCGCTCAGCTCACCACGGACGAGGACAAGGCAGTGAAGTTCGTGAAGGAACTGATGAAGAATTCTGAGGTCGTTCAGAGTGTGAACTACAGCATTAACGAAAAGATCAACGAAATCGTGGCGCAACGCAAAGCCCATGCGGGTCAACGTGAAAACGCCGCCCGCGATGAGAAAAACGCGCTTCACGATTTGTCGTAGAGGGAGGACATATGGTTAAAGCCGCCGCTGCTCCCCAAATCCTTACTGTGTCGGATCTGGGGAAATACCTGGAGAGCAAGTTTGGGTATGACATGTTTGCTGATGCACCTCCGATCGATGTCGATCACATTGCCAGCCTGCTTGGCATTGATGTGGTTGAGTCCCCAACATTTAATGGGACGACGGCAGGATCGATAGATGACGATACGGTGGGCTTGATTACCTTGGGCAAGCAGGGAACTGCGACTGTTTGGATCAATCCGCGGCAGAACTCATATGAACCGCGCCGCCGGTTCACTCTTGCCCACGAGATCGGCCACTTTTGCCTACACCGAGTTGACGGTCGACTAGAATTTGTCGATGACAAAAGCACGATGAGCCGAAGCGAATCGTATTGGACAAGGCATGAGTCCGAAGCAAATAGCTTTGCTGCAGATTTGCTTATGCCGACGAAATTGGTGAATGCAGAGGGCCGTCCGATCATTGACGCGTACAAGAAGGACAACGATACAACTACCATGCCGTTAGATCGTTTCGTTGCTCAAATGGCGCCGCGTTTCCATGTCTCCACTATGGCAATGGAATACCGCGTCAAGAATATGCTTGGCAAACGTTGATCTCTCGGATCTTCTGAAAGCTCGCCTCGGCGAGCTTTTTTTCCTCTCAGGCACACCGCCGTATGTAGCGAAGGCATGGCTAACGCTTGTTAGGCCATTCCCGCGCGATTTGAGTTTTGGTGACGTACCAGAACGCTTTATAAATCAACGCCTTGTGCAACTCGCAGATTGCAAAACCAAGGCCAAACAAGGGCAATCAAGGCCAATCCAGCATGCCCTAGGTGCAATTTAGGTGCAGTTTCTAGTCACAAAGCGGAAAGCGGCCTGAACCCTGGCACATCTCGGCACAGTCCCGGCACACCATCGGGCATTACTCGAATGTCTCAGGTGGCTTAACTGGCCGGAGTCCCATCGCAGTCGAATGTTGCCAGCAAAGCGTCATGTCGCAGCAAGTACCAAGGGCTGTGATTTTCTCGTTCTGCTCGATGACGTGGTCTGGGTAAATCAATCCTGTGTACGGTCCGAGTAGGCGAAGTCCGCGAGCTGTATCAACAAACACAGGCCCTCCCGACATCCCCGGCGCTCCGTATCCGTCCAAGACAATTTCTCGTTGGCGATCGGCGACCCGAAGTGCTGCAATGAATCGCGTCAAAACGATCGGAGTTGGTTGGCCTTCCCCGAGAGCGCTGTATCCGTACGGATATCCAACCAGATAAACCTTGTCGCCGGGGTCTACTAGATGCTCAAGGCAATTGCCTTGGTCAATCACCTGTAAGTCTGAGATACGTATAGTCTCGGGCAGACGGAGCTTCACGGCATCATGCCAGAAGGGGACACGGATACCGATTGCGTTCAAATCGCCTTGGGGCACATCCTGCTCATCTTGAAACCACAGCGGTGCGAATTTTCCACCGCTGCGATCGTAGAGAGGCAAAGTTATCTCCTGAGCCCCCCCAATTGTTTCCATTCCCTGCCCAATGGACTCGGAAGCCTGCAACTTGATCCGTATCGACATTCTGCTTGGAAGCTGATGGCCGACCCTGACGAGGTGTTTGTCATAACCAGTCACGACATGCCAGCATGTGTATAGATACAGCCCGTCGGCTTCACGCACAACGAATCCGCTTGCATACGCGTTTTCAATCGCAGCACCATTTTCGTCAAGGCACTGGAGATAGACCGCCTTGAATGGAAGGAAATGCCGGCGGTTGCTCGGGTACTGCGGGTCTGCATCCGTCAAGTCTCGTCCCCCTCAAAAATTGCAATCCGCGGGATCGCGAGCAGGTGGGGCCAATATGCCCGACCTGCTTCTTGATCGCTAAAGACAATATTGTGCAACACAATCTCGCACTAACGGGCCGACCAAAACCCGCCTTCGCAGTTGACCACCAATTACGCGCGCTTCGCACGCGGCGCCACAGGATCCGGCTCAGTGGCCATCAACTCCGCCGGATACAACCTTAAGAAGCTGCGAGCGACCTCAGTATCGCGGCACGTCAGCCAACTGCCCCGCTCCTCCCTGGGCACGACCACCACACTGCGTTTCTCCTTGCCAGGCGCGTGCATGCGTCGCATGAGCAAGTGGTTGTCCGCGTTGAGGGTCAGCATCGTGAAGGAATGCAATCCATCCGGCCACGACCGCCATAGCCCGGCAATGGCAAACGCCGGCTCATCCTGCACCCAGATCCGATATCGCGTCGACTTCGTCGGGTCGGCCTCATAGTTAGGTTCGTAGACGGCCGTCGCCGGCACTAGGCAGAGCTGGCCAGCTTTCCACGCCGCGCTGAAGCTGCGCTTCTCCCCGACCGTCTCTGCTCGAGCATTCATCGTGTCGAAGTCCTTCGGCCTAGTTCCGGCCGGCGCGCGATCGAGGATTCTGGCGCGCGGCACCATGCCAAAGCTGGCCAGGACACTGTCTCGGCGGTCGTCAGCATCGGCACGTACGATCGGCGCCGCATAGTCGCGGTATGTCTCGGGCTTCCAGTCCAGATCCGGCGGCGGCTCGATGCCGAACACGTCGCGCAGCAGCTGCCGCTGTGTGGGCCTGTAGTTCGTGCACATGCTCGCTCCCTGTTGCTGTCGTCAACTGTTGCGGCGGCGCCTTGCCTCGCGCTTGGCGGCCCATGGATCTTGTGTGGCCAGCTTGGCCGACCACTCTTCCTCTGCCCTTCTGTGCAGCTCTTCCTCGAGGCACGGCTCGCCAACCAGTTCGCGCCGCAGCGCGCCGAGCACGATTTCCAGTGCCGTGGCTGTCGATGTGCCGGCGGACGCGGGAAAGCAGGCGAGCAACTGATCGGCGCGGCGGACGATCGCCTGCAGCCTGGCGATCTCCCACAGGAGCGCGCGGACCTCTGGCGTGCGGTTGCGCCGGTACATGGCGCGGAGCTGCACGGCCGACAGCGGCTCGGGATAGCGCGAATCACGGCACTGGCCGGCGACGACATCAGCCATCGTGCGTGCCAGTAACGGCGTGATGTGTGTGCTTCCGGTTGCGCATACGCTTTTCGACCAACCACTGTATATATGTACAGTATAAATCAGCAGCGCGGCTAAAGTCGGGCGGGGGTCGGGAAAAAGGTAACCTTGGTAACCTGCAAGCGGAAATCGCCCGCAAAGCCTTATCAGGTAAGGGATTCCGGGTTTAAGCAAAAAGGTAACATTGGGGTAACTATAGGGTAACCAGATTACCTTTTATAGAGGTAACTTTTTCACCACTTCACCTCTAATAAAATCAATGACTTAGAAAAAGGTTACCTTTTTGGTTACCTCAGATTACCTTTTTGAGGTAACCCGCTGCGCCCTTTGTAATCAATGACTTATGACCGATTCTCAGGCCAGATTACCGAGGTTACCTTTTTCCTGACCCCTCCCACGTTCAGAACGTGTCGCCGTCGCCATATGAGAACTTTGGTGCACATCACGGGGCGTGGTCGCATGTGGGCAGGTTGCAGGGCCGCAAATGACCCCTCTACGTGCATAAATCTGCATAAAAACTTGCAGCCCTCTGACACCCCACGGGGCCAGCACTGGCGCGGCAAGGAGGGGGTCTAGAGACTGCATAAAAACCACTCAATGAAGCGAGCGGGTGGGGCGGGGTCTCAACCGCGCGCAACTGTTCAAAGCTGACGAGCAGCAGGGCCGAACATGCACAGGGGAACAGCGTGGTTAAATGGCGATTCCAACGCTTCTGAATACGCCCCATGAGGAATGCTTTCTACGGCTACTATCCGCCGACCGCCCAAGAACTCGAAACACTGTGGCTTCAAGGGACCGTCGTGTTCGATACAAATGTCCTGCTGAATTTGTATCGTTTGCCCGACGAGGCCCGAATTGACTTTCTCAAAGTCTTTGGACAGATCCAAGAGCGGCTGTGGATACCACACCAGGTTGCCTTAGAATTTCAGACCAACCGGATCACCGTAATCTCAGAGGGGCGCCGAAGCATCGAGACCACGCTTGCACGGAATCAGGAAATGGTTGCGAACGTCCGGAAGAACGTCGAGCAATTGCAGCTTGAGAAGCGCGGTCTTGGTATCGAACCAACAGGGCTATTGAAAGAACTGGAAGAGGCGAGCAAAGCAGTATCGGAAGCGGTTCAGAAGGTTCATCTCGCTCAACTCGATATTTCCTCCGACGATCCTATTCGCAGCCAGCTTGATGTCCTTTTTGAAGGCCGGGTTGGCGATGGCCCGAAAACCCAGGAGGATCTCGACCTGCTCGTCACCGACGGGAGGCAGCGCTACGACGACGAGATCCCTCCAGGCTACAAGGACGCCGACAAGGGTAAGAATCCTAACGATGCCACGTTTATCTTTGATGGACTCCGTTACCAACGCGAATTCGGTGACCTGATCGTATGGCGTCAATTGATCGCGAAGGCAAAAGAGTGGAAAGCCGTACTCTTCGTGACTTCTGATCGCAAGGAAGACTGGTGGTGGCGCTCGAGTGGCAAAACCATGGGCCCGCATCCGTCGCTTCTGCGCGAAATGCGCAGAAGCGCGCCGAATACTGTCTTCTGGATGTACACGTCAGATGCGTTCTTGGAGCAGGCAGGAACGTATTTAAACGTCCAGGTGAAGGACAACTCCGTTGCCGAAGTCAAGCAAGTCGCTACAGAGCAACACCTCTCGTTAGCGCTCGAAAGCCGCTGGCACAACGTTCTCACGAAGTCTCGCAAGAGCAGAGTCAAGTTTCCACAACACATCGCGGATGACAGCTCGTCAAACAATGTAGACGAGGTCTCGTACCTGAATATTGCATCTACCACGGCGTCCGAAATCATCTCGCAATGGCTTAGCGCTTCTGGGCTCAGTCCTCAAAAGGTGGGACCTCAATCGATATCCTTCGATGGCGCAAGTGACGGCGATTGGATGGTCCACGTAATCGGAGGGCTTACCTCTGCTGACACCCCGCGCATGAGACAAGAATTTTACCGGCTTCGCCTGGCAGACGCTCTTCGAGCGACTTCCTCTGGGGAGTTCCTTGCCCGCAACATCTGCTTCATTTTCGTATTTTTTAGTCAGGATCCCGACTATGTGTCGTGGTCGACGGAATTCGCTAACAGCCTTGAGATACAAGACCTTTCCAATGTCCATCGACTCATGATCGGTCACGTGAAGGACAACAAATTTGTCATGGACATCGATAGGAGGCACAAGCCCGGATGGACCCGTAATCTGGATCCATGAGCGCGTCAAGACAAATTGCGGCTACTCCAGACCATACGGGATGAACCGCACAACTTCATCGTCTAGCCACTCATTGACCTCCGCAAGCCGCTCCTGCAGCGGCTTCACCTCGTTCCTCGCAAACACCAACGCCGCCTTCTCCACATCCCCAAATCCCCCGGTGTTGTTCGGAATAATCCCCATCAACTGCGGCGGCACCCGGTGCGCCGCCAGCTGATCATCCCGCGTGACATTCTTCACATTCCAAAACTCATCCTTCGCCGCCACCTCGGAAACAGGGATCAACTGAATCCCATCCTTCTTCCCCGCCGGCGCGTACATGAACAGGTTCCGGAAATTCCCCGGCCCCTTGCTGCTCTTCAGTGCCTCGCGCAGGTTGTCGACGTCTTCCTGCTTCTGCGCGGCATCCGTCATGTACAGGATGAACCCGGCATGGCTCCCATTCTTGTAGTACCGCCGCCGGAACAACGTCGCTGACTCATTGAGCCATGTCGCATTCAACGCCGACAAGTACTCCGGCAGCCCGTACACCTCCTGGTTGATGTCTGGCTCCATCAGGTGGAACACGCTGCCCGGCTTGAACCTGTGCACGTCCTGCATGTTCTGCACGAAAAAATAGCGATCCAGATCCACGCCCCGCCGCATGTACTTGGCCAACGCCGGCTCCAGAGCCATGGGCTTGCCCAGAACGTTGTTCCGCCGCTCCAGGTACCCATTGCCGAAGACCAGGTAATCCTGCACCCATCGCGCAAACGCCGAGCGAGACAGCAGTTTGTGGGGGATGAACGTCGACACCAGGATGTTCCGCTTCACGTAGATGGGCGAGCTGTTATGCACCGCCGCCCGAAACGTCCGCGCCAGGCCGTCCCAGGGCATGGGCGGCTCAAACCAGTCCCCCATGCGCAAGCACTCCACGTAGTCCAGCAGCTCGCGCCGGTCCAGCACCGCTACCGGGTCACCGAATGAAAACGCCTCTATGCCGGAGGCCTGCGGCATCGTCTGCGCCGCGTCATTGATGCTCATGACAACTCCATAATGCTCGTATTCGTTGACGTCAGGCCCTCCAGCGGCTCGTGCGCGATCGCGTGCATACACGCCCACGCCAGATCCGCGTGGCTGGTCTCTTCCGATCGTCCCGCCTGATAGGTGACCCGCCCGCCGGCCGCCGTGGTGGTCTTCCTGATCGACATGAACGAAGCCGCAAAATCCGTCCACCCCGCATCGAACTCCAACCGCCCTTTGCTAATCACGTCGTGCGCCTTCAGCACCAGCCCGGTCTTCACGTCGACCGAGTAGGTAAAGCCCCGCGCATCGGGCCGGGACTTGCTCACGAGCTGGTAGACCGCATCGCCAATGCCCGTTCGATCGATCCCGATGTACGTGACGTTGTAGCGATCGCACACCCGCCTGATAGCCTCTGCCTGTGCCTCGTAGTCGATGCCTCGGAACTGATGCTTTTCCAGCCCCCGGAACTTCCCGCCCGGCACGAGCGGCGGCGCGACCACGACCAGGGCGGCACTGTCTCCACCGCCGCCATTCGGGTCGTACCCGACCCACACTTCGCGATTGCCGAACGGCCGTGGCGACCAGTGCCGAACGTCCTCCCACACCTCCCAGCTATCGACCATGCATCGCATCAGCATCGACAGCGGGAACACCGACGCCGTGTCGTCGATGAAGCCGCACATCAGGAGGTTCTCGAAGTCTGCGTCGCTGTACTCGAGTCGTAGCTGCGCGATGTCGAACAGGTTGCAGCCGCCCGCGATCGCGTCCTCGACCGTGACGATCTGCCGCCACTGACCATCGGCGCAGCGCCGGCCATGCCGCAGGTTCGCGTGGCTCACGTCCACGCGAATGTGGTCTTCCTTCCTCCGTCCGCGATTGAACAGCGCCCCCGACCAGAACGGATACGCCTCGTGCGCCAGGCTCGACGGTGTCGAGAAATACGTCTGCCGCCACTTCGCATGGATGGCCATGCCGGAAGCCACCTTGCGCAACTCCTGGTAGCGCTGGATCCAGAAGTACTCATCCAGGTACAGATTGCCGTGGTAGCTCTGCGCCGTGCGCGCGTTCGTGCCGAGGAAGTAGAGCGTTGCGCCGTTCGCCAGCACGATCGGATCACCCTTCAGCTCGACACCCGCCGCGTCCTTGGCGAACTGGATGATGTACTGCTTGAAGACATGCGCCTGCGCCTTGCTGGCCGAGAGGAAGATCTGGTTACGCCCCGTAGTCAACGCATCAATGAACGCCTCGCGGGCGAAGTACCATGTCGCGCCGATCTGCCGACTCTTGAGGATGTTGCGGATGCGTTCGGCCAGCCCTGCCTCATACCACACACGCTGGTACGCGAACATCGAATCCATGAACGCATCGGTCAGCGTCTCCTGCTGCTCGTCGCTGATCGCATTGCGCTCCGGCTTGCGTCGCGGCCCCTTGTTCCGGTTGGCGACGTTCGGGTTCAGGTCCACCTCATTGCCGCTCGACTCATACCGCCGCACACGCGCCAGCCGTTCGATCTGCCGGCCCAGTAGGTCGATCTCCTTGTAGTCCTTCCCCTCCTTCTGTTCCTTGCCGATCAGCAGCGCCATGCGCGCCTCCAGACTCGTGCCGATGCGCTCCACCACATCCGCCTTGTCCCAGGCATCGCGCCGCTTCCAGCCATGCACGGTCACGGCCTTCACGCCGATCATTTCCGCGATACGCGCCACGCGATAGCCCCGCCAGTAGAGCAGCCGTGCAACGCGGCGCGGCTCCATCTCGGGGTCGAGCGAGTGCGAGGTAATGGGTGGAAGCGTAGTCATGCCGCAACGCTACCGGTCGTGCGCGCGTGTGCCACCTCGCCAGTGTTGTCAGCCCGGCCAGCACAACACGATCACGTTGCCCGCGCGCGGCGCGCTGCCCAACATGACAGCACGACAGAACCACCCATGAGGCAACCATGTCTGGCAGCAGCCCAAAATTCTTCCGCATCGCCACCGAAGGCGCCACCAGCGACGGCCGCGTGATCGACCGCCAGATGCTCCTGCAGATGGCCGACAGCTACGACCCGAAAACCTACGGCGCCCGCATCAATCTCGAACACATCCGGGGTATCGACCCGTCCGGCCTGTTCAAGGCGTATGGCGATGTGACCGCGCTCAAGGCCGAGGAAGCCGACGGCAAAATGCGGCTCTATGCGCAACTGGACCCCACCCAGGAACTGATCGCGCTGAGCAAGGCAAAGCAGAAGGTCTACTGCTCGATGGAAGTCAACCCGGACTTCGCCGATAGCGGCGAGGCATATCTGGTTGCCCTCGCCGTCACGGACAACCCGGCGAGCCTTGGCTGCGAGATGCTGCAGTTCAGCACCAAGGCCAAAGTCAACCCGCTCGCCGAGCGCAAACAGGATCCGGACAACGTGTTCTCGGAAGCGGTAGCCATCGACCTCGACTTCTCCACCGAACTGAACACGCCCACCCAGCACTCCGGCCTCGCCGCCAGCATCAAGCGCCTCTTCGCCCGCCAGGACAAGGCCGAATCCGGCAACACCGCCCAGCACGCGGACGCGCATGAAGCCGTGCAGATGCTCGCCGCAGAGATCAAGCAGATGGGGCAGAGCTTCACCAAAGTCACCACGGCGTTGGAGTCCATCGCCAGCCAGGTCGACGCGATCCAGACGGAGCAGACAAAAGACAAGGCCGAGTTCTCGAGCCTGAAGCAGACGCTGGAGTCCACCGAGAACTACAGCCGCCGCCCCACTGCCACCGGCGGCAACGGCGACGCCGACATCAAGACCGACTGCTGACCACTACCCCCCCCGGAGCCCACTCCATGCGCAACAAGACTCGCCGCCTGTACGCGGCATATGAAGCCGAGATCGCCAAACTGAACGGCGTGGACCGCGTCGACCGAAAATTCAGCGTGCAGCCAAGCATCCAGCAACGGCTGGAAAGCAAGGTGCAGGAATCGAGCGAGTTCCTCTCGCAAATCAACATCCACGGCGTGACCGAGCAGGAAGGCGAGAAGATCGGCCTCGGCGTCTCCGGCCCGGTGGCCAGCACCACGGACACCAGCAAGGCCGAGCGCCAGACCCGCGACCTGTCGGCGCTGGACGCCCACCGCTATCGCTGTGAGCAAACGAACTCGGACACCCACATCACCTACCAGCGGCTGGATGCCTGGGCCAAGTTCCCCGATTTCCAGACGCGCATCCGCGACGCCATCCTACGCCGCCAAGCACTGGACCGCATCATGATCGGCCTGAACGGCGTCAGGCGCGCGCCAACGTCAGACCGTATGGCCAACCCGCTGCTCCAGGATGTGAACAAGGGCTGGCTACAGCATCTGCGCGAAGCCGCGCCCGAGCGTGTCCTGCACGGCGGCAAGGCCGAGGGCAAGATCGTGATCGACGACCGGAAAGAGAGCCGGGCCACACGCGACTACGGCACGCTCGACGCGCTCGTCTTCGACCTGTGCAATCAGCTCATCGCGCCGTGGTACGCCGAGGATCCCGATTTGGTCGTGATCTGCGGCCGCCAGCTTCTGGCCGACAAGTACTTCCCACTGGTGAACATGGATCGCGAGCCGACGGAAAGGCTCGCCGCCGACCTGATCATCAGTCAGAGGCGCATCGGCAACCTGCCCGCCGTGCGCGTGCCCTTCATGCCGCCGACATCGCTGCTGGTCACCCGTCTGGACAACCTGTCCATCTACTGGCAAGAAGGCAGTCGCCGTCGCACCATTGCCGACAACGCCAAGCGCGACCGCATCGAGAACTACGAATCCAGCAACGACGCCTACGTGATTGAAGATCTGGAATGCGTCGCGATGGCCGAGAACATCGAAGTGGTGCTGGAATGACGAGCCCGGCCCGGAATCACTTCCTGCGCGTGTCGGCGGCGCGCGCAGCTACCGCGGCAGATGCCGCCCACCCGCTGCGCCACGCCACTGGTCACGAACTGATGCTGGCCCAGCTCGCCGAGCACAAGCGGCAGCTCAAGCAGATCCAGTCCATCGAACGCAAGGCCGACGCCAAGCGCTCGATGCTGCCCGACTACGCCGCATGGATCCAGGGCGTGCTGGAAGCGGACGCCGGCCTGCAGGACGAGGTGTTCATGAGCGTCATGGTCTGGCACATCGACGTGGGCGACTTCGCCGGCGCCCTGCCCATGGCCTGTTACGCCATTCGTCACCGCCTGGTGATGCCCGACCAGTACCAGCGCACCACTGCCTGCCTGATCGCCGAGGAATACGCGGCCATGGCCATCAAGGCCGCCGAGGCCAGCCAACCGGTGGACGTCGAGGCACTAGGCGAGATCGCACAGCTCGTCGAAGCCGAAGACATGCCCGACGAAGTACGCGCCAAGCTCCACAAGGCCATTGGGTACGCTGATCTCGCGCTGGTCGGCACCCTGCCCGCCGGCGAGCAGCAGGCGCGGCGACAGCACGCGCTGGCGAACCTGCAGCGCGCGTTCGAGCTGCACGACAAGGTTGGCGTGAAGAAGGACATCGAACGTCTCGAACGAGACATCAGGAATGCTGCCCCAGCCACCGCCAAGGAGGGCGACGGCAAGGGCTGACACCGGGCGTGACCCCGCGCATCAGGCGGCACGGGGTGTCCACGGGCCACGCCACGCGGCAGGCCCCGAACGGTCACCCCGTCCACCGCCTCCATCGATCCATCTAGCACTCATGTCTTCCTTCCTCGCTTCAGCACCGGCTCCGACCAACCTGCGCACGATCGTCAACGACGGGTTCTTCCCCGAAATCGACGTCAACACCGCGCTGGCGGCCATGCGTCAGGACGGCACCGCCACCGCCGAGCGCCTTCGCGCCGCGCTGGTCGATGCCGTGCTGTCGGTCAATGACGATCTGCGGTCGTGGCAAGCCATGCAGCAAGCGGCCGGCCACATGACGCTGGAAGCGGTACCAACCGGGCAGATCGACGGCAAGCCATCCCATCTGCACCGCTACTTGCGTGCCGTGTATTGCGAGGCCCGCGCCGGACTGATCGAGCGATACCGCGATTACGACGCCACGGCTGCAGGGGACCGTAAGGCCGAAGCCCTGATGCAGGCAGTCGAGGATCTGCGCCGCGACGCACGCTGGGCAATCAGCGACATCGTGGGCCGGTCGCGCAGCACCGTGGCGTTGATCTGATGCGCGTGATCACCATGCAGGGGGACACCGTGGACGCGATCTGCCACCGCGTCTATGGCCAGACGGCCGGCATCACCGAAGCCGTTCTGGAGGCCAACCAGGGCCTGGCCGATCTTGGCCCGGTCCTTCCGCACGGCACGCTCGTTGACGTGCCCGACCTCCCGCAGCAGCCCAAAGTGCGGCGCATCCAGTTGTGGGACTGACACGAGACACCAACAGAAGGCACCAACACAAGGAACCAACCATGGCCGAACCCATCTCCACCAGCTCAACCGCCGCCCTCGCGGTGACAGGCGTCGGCGCCGTCTCGCTGCTGCCCGGCGTCGACGCGGCGACGGTACTCGGCGCCTTCGCCGGTGCCGCCGTCTTCGCGCTCAACTCCGACGAGCTGTCCACCGGCAAGAAAATCGCATTCCTGCTCCTTTCCATCGTAATGGGCTGCCTAGCCGCCCCGCTAGCCGCGACGCTGATCGCCCGTGCGCTGCCCGCTGATACGCACGTCAGCCACGGCGTCGGGGCGCTAATCGCCTCGGCGGTGCTTGTGAAGTTCCTGCTGGCTCTGATCCGGCTGGCCGACCGCAGCGACCGCCTGATGCCGCATGTCCGCGATCCCAGAGACGGAGGCAAACAATGAACGCCAACACCCTCTTCACACTGCAGGCAGGCCTGTGCGCGCTGATCGTGATCCGCCTGCTGCTCTTCCGCCGCGCCGGCGGGGCGCACCGGCCCTGGGCAGCGCGGCTCGCCTACCTGCTGATCGTCATGTCCGGCACCGTCGTCATCGGCGTGCTGTTCGGCTGCTACGAATGGGCGCTGGCCGCGCAATGCGCCATCACCGCCGTGCTGTGCGTCGCCCTGTACGCGGTGCGCGGCAACGTGGTCGAACTGTTCCGCATCACCGGGCTGCACAGCGACGATGACCGCGAACCCTTCCTACTGCGCTGGCTCCGGAGATCCCGCCATGACCACACTTCGACGCGGTAACCTCGGCGCCGACGTGCGCGAACTGCAGCGCCTGTTACGCACGCGCGGCGCGACCCTCGACCTGACCGGTGAATTCGATGACGCCACCGCGTCGGCCGTCCGCGCCGCACAGTCACGCTATGGCCTGGTTGTGGACGGATTGGCCGGCCCCAAGACACTGCTAGCCCTCCAGCTCGACGGCCGCCAGCCTGGCGAGCTCGGCGCGGATGACCTGCGCCGCGCGGCGGCTACGCTCGACGTCCCGTTGGCCAGCGTCCGCGCAGTCAATGAAATCGAGAGCCTGGGCCTCGGCTTCCTGCCCGATCGCCGCCCTGTGATCCTGTTCGAGCGCCACATCATGTACCGCCAGCTCCGCGCCGCCGGCCACGACGCGAACGCCCTCGCCCGCCACTACCCGAACATCGTCAACCCGAAGCGCGGCGGCTACATGGGCAAAGCCGCAGAACAGATGCGCCTCGCCCGCGCCTCGGACATCGACCACGCCTGCGCACTGGCTTCCGCGAGCTGGGGTCTGTTCCAGATCATGGGCTACCACTGGGAACGCCTCGGGTACGCCAGCGTGCAGGACTTCGCCGATGCCATGCGCTTGGGCGAACCCCAGCAGCTCGACGCCTTTGTCCGCTTCGTGCAGACGGACCCGGCACTGCACAAGGCCCTGAAAGGCCAGAAGTGGGTGACGTTTGCGAGCCTCTTCAACGGCCCCGCGTACAAGGACAACCTCTATGACGTGAAACTGGCACGTGCCTTCGCACGCTACGGGGCTGAGGAAGGGGAAAGAGAACAGGAAACGAAACAGGAACAGGTGCCCGCATGAACCGCTCCCTCATCATCGCCCTGGTCGTGGCCCTCGCCCTGCTCGGCACCGCCAGCGCCGCCGCCCGGCTCACCGACCGCTACCGCGACGCCACCCGCCGTGCTTCCGAAGCCGAATCACTCGTCGCCTCGCTACGCACCCAGCTCGACAGCACCGACGCCAGCGTGGTCGAAGTCACCCGCTACGTCGACCGCGTCCAGACCATTCAGGTCAAAGGCGACACCATCATCAAGGAAATCCCGCGCTATGTCCCCGTCGAAGCTGATGCCGCTTGCACTGTCCCTGCTGGCTTTGTCCGCCTGCACGACGCCGCCGCCACTGGCGCCGTCCTGCTTGATCCGCATCCCGGAGATGCTGATGCGGCCCCCTCAGGGATACCGCTCTCTGCCGTCGCCCGTACCGTCGCCGGCAACTACACCACCGGCCACATCGACGCCGAGCGCCTGAGGTCGCTGCAAGCCACCCTCCGCGCCCAGGGCGTCACCATCATCGGCGAGCCAGCGCCATGAGAAAGCCCGCCGAACTGCGCGAAGCCATCACGGCGGCGGTACCCGACCTCAAGCGAAATCCGGACAAGCTGCACCTGTCCGTGGAAGAAGGCCGCGTGGTGGCCACGGGCGCGAGCACGATCTCGTTCGAGTACCAGTACACCCTGACGCTACTGGTCACCGACTTCGCCGACAGCGCCGACGCCATCACCGTGCCGGTGCTCGCCTGGCTGCGCGCCAATCAGCCCGAATTGTTCACCAACCCAGATAAGCAGCCGGATGGGTTCAAGTTCGAAACGGACATCCTGAACCACGATTGCGTCGACTTGCTGATGCGCCTGCCGCTGACCGAGCGGGTGGTCGTGAAGGTGGCCGGGGACCGCTACGACGTCACGCATTCTCCTGAGCCTATTGACCCGTACGACGACTCGTCAGGCTGGAAGCTGGCAGGCGTATGAAGGATCTGGACGAACTGACCGCCTGGACCGGCGCGCTGTTGCGAAGGCTCGACGCCAAGCAGCGCCGCACGCTGATGCGAGCCATCGGCACCGAGCTGCGCCGCCGGCAGACGGCTCGGATCGCAGAGCAGCGGAACCCGGATGGCTCAGCATATGAGCCGCGCAAACGGCAGCTGCGGCAGCGCGTGGGACGGGTCAGACGGACGATGTTCGCGCGCCTGCGCACGTCGCGGCATCTGCGGGCGCGGGGCGATGCGGATATGGCGGTGGTGCGGTTTGTGGGCGGGGCTCGACGGATTGCGGAAGTCCACCACTACGGACTACGGGATCGAGTTAATCGGGGTGGGTTGGAGGTGGAGTTTGCTCGGCGGGAACTATTGGGGCTCGAGGATGGAGATGTGGAGTGGTTGGGAGATGTGGTTCTTGCCCATATCGTCATCGATCGTCTACACGCCGTGCCCTGACCCACTTTGGCCACACTAGACCCTAGTTGCACAGCGTCAATATGCATCTTTCAACCCGCGGCTGGCAACCTGCGAGGGCAAATGCAGATGCCCCTGAAATTGATTCCAATCGATACATCTTAATGCATTATCTTAACAACAAGGCATTCCCCTGACAGCATACACAAGAAAAATCTCAACGACCGTCGCATTAATTTCTAGTCAGCATCAGAAATATCAAAAAACTTTGACAGCGAATCGCGCATCGCCACAATATATTCAGAATTCTCCTCGGGCGCTATGAGGGCTGACAATTCCGACCCAACCGGAGTCATGGAATAAGAGTTCAATTTTATATTGTCTCGCTTTGCCACCAGACTCAATCGAGTTGACGCAAAGCGCATTAACAACTTACTGCCGCGCGGCATACCCTTTACATTTACAAGCTCATCTTCGTAGATCAGACCAATATTTGACAAATTAACACGATCCAAAAATGAGAGCCCAAAGTCACTCAACTCGATTTTTGGTGACTCTACGACCGACATCCAATTCGGGCGATAAGCACCACAGAAAATGGATCTCCGGCTGGCCTCATCAAACATGCTTGACGCCAATTGGCAGGCGACTTGAAACGCACCGGCCTCCCGTCGCGTCATTTTTCTCAGCACATTAAGTGATCTCGGAGAAAATGATCCTGGCGCTCCAACCTCAAGTGCAAGCACACTTGACCAGAGAGCTTGCATTTCGGTGTTCGATACCGTGCGCACATGTTCGAAAAAACCTGCAATCCAATCATCATCGACATTTTCAGCAGAAACATCAGGTTGAATATTTTCGAATGCTCCGACGACAACATTTTCGATGTTCTGTTGCTCCCGAAGGGCCTCATGGCGGAGACGCGCTTGCATCCGCATCTCCAAATCCCGTCTCCCTTCCGCAAGGATAATATCCGCCTTTATCGTAGCCTTGGCAGATTCAACAATATTTTTCCCCCGCGCGTCTCTCTTGGCAGCATCAAGCAAGCGCCTCCGATAATCTTCAGCATCTGCTTCCCGCTTAATTCCATAAGGTCGGTAGACCGCACCAATTGCACGCTCCACTACGGAAATCAATTTTTCAGCACCTTTCCCCAAGCCCAGCAAGTCTTCCATGATAAAACAGTGTGTTACCCTTAGAATAAGAAGCACGGAGGCAATGCCATCATCATGCCGTGGCAATGAACGCACAAGCAGTATTAACTTCTAGACCACCCCGAAGAGCCGATCAACGACCTCGCCCAGCGCCCCCACCCGAACAAATGCACTACGAGGAATGCTTCGCTGGTTCGGCCTCATCAGCTTCACCCCAGAGGCATTGGCCTTCGTATGGATCGCAACCTTCATCTCCCGGATGTCTGGCAGTGGCTGCCCGGGCGGCTTTCCAAACCATAGGAACGACTCGAAATCCAGTTTGGGTGTCACCACGATCCAGAGAATACAGCCGCTTGACTTGCGCATGAGATTGAGGCTGGCGGTCACACTTGTCCGTTTTCCGCCAGCCACGCTCACCTTGAGCTGAATGTGGCGAACCGTTTCGCCGTAGCTCATCACGAGATCGTAACCGCCAGCGTCGAACTCCGAGCGAAGCACCTCGACGTCAGTAATGCCACGCTGCCACAGCAACTGCAAGACACCGCCAATGAACAGATGCTCGACAATCCGCTCCCGGAAGACAGAATGGACCGCATGCTGGGCAATGCCATCTGCCGATTGACTAGCTTCTTCGTCCACACCCCCTCCCCCTAGTTCTTGGCCGATACCGGTCGCATAGCGCGACTTTTATGCGGCCAGGAGCCCATCTCGCAAAGTGCCAAATCAGTTGCACCACAACCTAGCACAACGTTATTCGAATGACGGCTCCGCGCTGTTCGGCGCTGCAATAGCAGCCGTTTTGACAGGTTGCAGCGACCGATGCAGATCTCGCAGATGAACTGCAGTCTGTTCGATGCTGGGATATACGGTAGTCTCGTTGATGTTGATTCGGTCCAGCTGTTCGAGAATGTGCTTTTTGTCCTGGATCTTGACTCGGCTGATTTCGATCCCACTCTGGCCGGCATCGGGAAGCGCTGCCTCATGCCCAAACAGCAGGAAGGCGCCGGACTGCGATTTGATGCGCGTATTAGTGCGTTTTGCCTTCACGCAGATGATTGACCCCAGATCATCTGGGACGATCCGTCCCTCGAAATAACCCTTCTCCGATTTAATATGATGGAGCAGCTTCTCTGCGACGTCCGTTCCATTAAATTCAGTTTTGTTGAGACCGAGATCGATCTCATTCTTCTGCGCATACGTCAAGTTGGAGAGGTTGGAGAGGCAACTGACGGTATCAGAGTCATAGTATTTCACCACCTCCGACGAGACTTGGAAGACGATGACCTCGCCATCAATGTCGAGTTGGTCCGGCCCGCAGGAGCAGGCGAAGAAGAGCGCCACCAGCGGATTGCCGGAGATGTCCAGCAGCCTCGTAGGCAAACCGTAGTGCTGCATGCGCACGAGGCGGTCAAAACAGTACTGGTCGCCGTGAAACTCATCGTGATGCGCGATCAGTAGTTCCTTACAAAGCCGATCCTCGCTGGGCATGAATTGCCAGTCACCATTATCCCATTTGCGCAGCAGAGATGGTGTCAGCTCATAACGGGCATCACTGTGACCTCGGAAAAAGGTTTCAGTCGCGGCCTTCCCCGGCGATTTGTAGAGCAGTTGGAGGAAGGACTCCACGCTGTGAGCGGTGCCAAGGATCTTCTTGACGCGTGGCGGAGGCTGGATCTTTGCGTCGCCAACAGCCGGCGCTTCTTGCTGCGTGATGAGATGAGCGAGATCTGGCTTAAGAGCAGCTAATCGGCGCAGCACATCCTTCGCATCGCCTTCCCGGACGGCCCAGTGAGTGCGGTAGAGCTGGAACCGATCCGCGCCGAACACCGAGCCGGCAGTCTTAATGTCGTCGAACTCGACCTCGCCGAAATCGATCAATGTCTCGAAAGCCGTGGAGACTTCCTTCTCCCCTGGCGTGATGTGGGAAATCCGACCGTACCTGATGAGCATGGAGGCGGCGTTTCCGGTTAACTTGACCTCGCTGCACAGAAAGGTCGGCAATCTTTCGAGAAAGGCAATCGCCGTCGGATCGAGGCTTTCAAGCCGCTTTTCGGTGTCGGACGGCGTGTACTCGAACATACGCCCCCGGCCCATGGTGACATCATCGAGGCCCCCCTCGAAAGAAGCCCAATTGCCAATGGAAATGTAGTTGAAGCTTTCCACCATACTTCCTCATTCTTTTCGTCCAATTCGCCTCCGCGTTTGTATGCTTCATTTCGCGGAAGCGACCTTCCTTCCAATCGGGGATGAGATGGCTGTCGCTCGCCAGGTCTACACGTAGCGATCAGCGACTTGTTTGTGCGTCGCCATCCATACCAACTTCCAGCTCCCAAGGAGTCTCTTAGCCCATCGAAAATTGGACTGCCTTGAAATACTTCGTCACCGCGGCGGCTTTGGCGGCGAACTCCGCGGGACGCTCTGCCACTTCAGCACCGATAAACGTACCCGCACAGAAGCCGTCGTAGCGAAGTTCCACCCCATGGGACGCGCTGAGAATGCCAACTGCACCTCGCAAACAGTCCTCAATGCTAGAGCCGTTGCCGGAATCTAACGCGGGGGGGCCACTCGAATCTGCCTCGGCCACCCACTCGTAGAGCGAGGTTTCCAGCTTTTCGATACGCAGCACGATAAAGAAGAACTGGTTGCTCATATGCGCACGTATCTCCAGGTTTTCAGCCCTAGAGCCTGGGCCGCGAGCTTGGCCGTCTCCTTGTCACCGAAGAGCGGGACTTTCTTCAAGTCCAGCTTCTCCACGAGCTCAAACTGACCCGGCTCCAAATCACGGTTGTATTTAAACTTGTACCATCGCACTACTTCTTCGGTGGTCGCCAAGATGTAAGTCACGTGGACTCCTTACGAAAGAATGCCCAACTCGATTGGTATGGAATGTTCGTTTGCTCCAGGCAGCCAACACCACCTCTGTTAGCCTTAAATCTTCGCACTTGAACACTCCAGCCAACACCCCCAGCAAGGATGGACCTGCAAGGGCAGATGTAGCATCAAGAAAACAATCGGTTGGCTATGATCGGTTGTGCCACAACCCAGCACAACGCAAATCGAATGACCACCCCGCGCGCGTAAGGCACGCTGGCGGGCATGGATCTCGCCGACCTCGCCCGCCTCATTGAAAACCTCCTGCGCCTGGGCACCATCGCTCAGGTACAGCACACCGCCCCGCCGCGCGTGCGTGTCAGAACGGGCGGGATCGAGACCGACTGGCTCCCCTGGGCCGAGCTTCGCGCCGGGCGCACCCGCACGTGGAACCCGCCCACCGTCGGCGAACAGGTGTTGCTGTTCTGCCCCAGCGGCGACACCCGAAATGGCGTGGTGCTGTGCGGCATCCCGTCCGACGACACCGACACCCCGAGCCACAGCCCAGACGAAACGGCCACGCTATACCCAGACGGTGCGCTGACGGTCTACAACCACGCGACCGGTACGCTTTCGATCACGGGTATCCAGAAGGTCATCGTGGAGGCGGCCACCAGCGTGCTGGTGAAGTGCCCGGACACCACGTTTGACGGCGATGTGACGGTCAAGGGCCTGTTCTCGTACGAAAACGGTATCGCCGGCCAAGGCGGTGAGAACGGCAACATCATCCGGGGTGACGTTGCACACGAGGGCGGAAACCTCTCGTCCAACGGCGTCGTGGTCCACGATCACGGCCACGGCGGCGTGCGGCGCGGCGGCGACTGGACGGACGGCACCCGATGA